GGGAGATAGGGTTTCCCCCTATCTCTCATGTTTGTTGGATCTATAAATTTCAGTAATTACAAACTGTTAGTAATTATTTATTTTACGCTTACCGTATATAATTGTTTAAGGCGCTTAAACAGTCAAATCTGCGGTTATTCCGCTTTTTTCAACTGTGCCCCTTCTGTCTTTTTGCTAAACGGCCGTATTATAGATATGTTAAACTATCTTTGTATGTTAAACTGTGTTTATTTTTCTAACGTCTCTCAATAATTTTTTACAAGAATTATTGATTTCGTTTCTGATTAATTTGTTATTCACATTTTACATTTTACATATTACATTTTAAAAAAAAATTAAAAAAAAAAAAAAAAATAGAAATTATATTTATGCATTATATAGTTGGGAAGAGGACTCTGAACCTCTACCTGTGGATACTATTTCATCATTATATTCAACGTGATAGTTGATATAATAGCAGCAATGCAAATTCCACATGGACTGTGATCCGCTCCTTTCTGATATACGAGCTTAAACTGAGAGTATCATCCCCCCCCCTTTAAGATATCATGATTACAATTAAAGAGAACCAACTATGCGATGTCCGAGGTAACGCCCGGCAACCAAACGGAGAACAAGATAACGCTTGTTCAAATTTAAATATGATTAAACTACAGAGTTTTTTCATCAAAAAAAATAAAAATAAAAAATATAAAAATAAAAATATGAACGAAAAAATTGATCTAGACGAACAATTGTTCAAGTATAAAAATATAAAAGTAGAAGAGTACATTTATGGAGAATTTGATAATTTATCTGAAGATCTTTATGGTGTATTTGTACAATCAGGTTTTATTTCTTTTTTACCTAATAGTACTTTACCAGAAAAAAGAAAATCTTTGTCTCAATTGATGAATTCATTACCCAATGAATTATATCAAAATATTCATTCTTATTTGTTTGTACCCAAATTATATGTTCATACTAATCTCCATACTTTTGAATCAAAAAATTTATTAGCTTATCAGTGTATACACACTGTTTTGCGTGAACAATTTGATTTTGAAAAACCACAATTATTGCATAAAGTTCTTATAGGAACTTATCATGATTACATGAATATCAATTATTTTGTTGAATTTGAACCCAATTTAATATTTATGATAGCAAATTTAGTTTATCCCCATTTCAATTTATTGTACGATATTAGACATTATTCCAGATTGCATGTTCAGTCTGGAGAAGAGGATTTTGAAATAATTGATGTAGACGAAGATAGTGATGATTTATTGCAAGAGCATGAACCATGGAATCCATGTAATTTTTCTACTATAATTCCAGAACATTATCAAAGAAAATGTTACATTCCTAAGTTAAAAAAGAACGAAGAATATTATATTAATAAATTTGGAGATATTGTTATCTATAGAGTTAAAGAAAAATTAACACCACAATCTGGCAATTTTATTTATAGAATGAGAAAAATGAAAGAACAACATGAACTTTCACAAAAGGTTTTTAATGAAAGATATATCATAAAGTTAATTGATGATATAGTTAACTTCATCAAATATGCAACAGAAACCGTTATTGGCATGTCTAGATATGCTATTATAGTTAGAGCATGTACTAATTTTCTTAAACTTAGGTTGAACGAATCAACATATCACACGATTAAAGATACAGCTCTTCCTTACATTAAACAGCTCATTTCTACAATAGAAATTCAATCTTTTGAGTCAAAATTAGAAGAAACTAGACAAATGCTCAGTGGTATGAAAAATATATTTCAGAGTCCAATAATGACTAAACTACATCAATGTTGTTTATATATGATTAGCTTATCTTTGTTTGAAAATATGGGTATTAAAATGGATTTCCTTAGATATTCAGCGCTCGAAAAAGCTGCATTGAAACGAAAATATAGTAATGTTTCTGATTTTTTCTATGTACTGTGTGATACTATTTTATTCGTTGTGGAGAGAGGATATCAAGTTTTTAAAACTGGTGATATTCAGACAATTTTTCATTCTGGAGGTCAATATAAAGCTATTTATGATTTGTGTAGAGAGTTAGAAAGAAAACAACATCTATTGACAAATCCTGAAGAACATGGATTTACAGAAAGTGGTTTCAGATCAGATTTAGATAATGTAATTGAAAAATTGACTAGTGTTAATAAATATACATATTTATTAAATAGTCAGGAAAAACACATTGTTAAAGAAACTTTTAATAAAATGAGTATGATGCGTGATGATCTTAATACACGCACAGCAGCTAGGAAAAATAGAAAAGCTCCATTAGGTCTTTTAATTTATGGTGATTCTGGTATAGGGAAAACTTCTGTTACTTCAATATTAGCCACATATTTTGCCAAGCATGAAAATTTGCCTATTGGTGCAGAATTTAGATATACTGTGAATCCAGCAGCAAAATATTGGGATGGATTTGTGTCTTCATGTCATACTTTGATATTGGATGATGTAGCTAATGAACACCCCGATTTAAAGGATTCTAAATCACTCGATAATATTATTCAAGTAATGAATAACCAAGCTTTTTGTCCTGATCAAGCCTCATTGGAAGCCAAAGGAAATACACCTTTTAAAGGGAAATTGGTTATAGCAACAACTAATGTTAAAACCTTGAATGCATATGCTTATTTTTCATGCCCTTCGGCTGCGCAACGTCGTTTCCCATATATTATCACTCCTAAACCAAGAAAGGAATATCGTGATGAGCGTGGTATGTTAAGTACTAAAAATGCTCCACAGGACGTGTATCCTGATTTGTGGGAATTTGATATTGATTTAGTTATACCAGTACCCGCTTCCAAGGGACGTGTTTACGCCAAAATGGAACGCATAGAAACTGATCTAAATATGCGAGATATGTTGTTGTGGTTTCACAAGACTATAGAGTCATTTAATGACGATCAAAAGAAAATTGAACAAAGTTTGAATAGAATGGAAAAAGAAGAATTGTGTATGTGTTGCAATCTTCCAGACTCATTATGTTCATTAGCTGTTCAAAGTGGTGTGGAAACCACACTATGTATAATTGTGTGGTTTATGATTCTTTATACAACTAATTTCTTATTTATTCGAACATATTATGAAACATATCTAAAATTAAAAAATTTAGGAAATTCTTATTATAAAGCCCGAGATAATATCTTTGAGAATTTAGATAAGATCAGCACTTCTTCTTGCTGGTTTAATATGGGTGAAAAAATAAAATCATCATTTGGTTTTGTAAAAATTTTGACCGCAATAGCTGCATCTGTAACCATTGCTTTAGCATTGAGATCTATGACTCATACAATATCAACACAAGGAAATATTTCTGAAAAAATAGGAACCATACCAAAAAAAGAAGAGAATGGTAGGGAAAATGTCTGGTATAATAATGACTTTGAATTGTGTCCAGCAAACTTTACTCGTGAGAGTGCATCATCAAAAAGTGTAACTTTTGAGAAATTTCAGGAGAAAATATTTGAGAATGTAATATTTGTTGGTGTAAAAAAAGAAAATTCTTATCAAACTGGAAAATTATTAGGATTGGGTGGACACATATATATGACTAATAATCATAATATCCCTCAATGTGGAAATGGTCGAGAGTGCAAACTCATTTCCTCTTCCAAAATCGGATTAAATTCTAATATGGATATTTTACTATCTGAGAGTGACATATTGAGATACCCAGATAAAGATTTGGCTTTTATAACTATTAGAGAGTTGCCTCCAAAAAAGAAAATTATTCAGTACTTTATGACCAAGATGGATAAAGGAGTGTTTAATGGAGTTTATTTATCTCGCGATTCATCTGGTAGACAAATTAAATATGATCTTAAAAATATTAGTTTCATAAGTGATCGAAATTATAACTTTCCCAAAGAAGGGATAAACGCAACTATACCTCTTTGGTGTGGTATTACAGATGTAGAAACGCAATATGGAGATTGTGGATCTCCAATGATAGTAAATTCTGATTTTGGTTATGCAATTTTGGGAATTCATCTATTTCTTAATCTCAAGGGTAAAACTCAAGTCATGGCCAATGCAGTGGATGGTTTCTTTTTAAATGAAATATACACAAAACTTTCACCATTTAATACTCAGGGTGGAGATTTGAGTTTGATTAATACAGACAGTATTAAGCGACCAGTTGTTGATCTGCATAAAAAATCAGTTTTTAGATACATCAATAATGGATGTGTCGATGTGTATGGCTCATTTACTGATTTTAGAGGTAAACAGAAATCAAAAGTGACAAATACTCCAATGAGTAAGGTAATGCCCAGTTCTTATAGAATTAAATATACATCTCCAGAGATGACGTCATATGTGCCTTGGCGTATTTCTGCATTAGATATAGTGAAACCAGTCAAACTAAGCTCAAGTTTATTGAATCTATGTTCAAATGGATATTATGATGATGTTTTAAGTAAAATTAATTTAGATGATGTTAAAAATATGTTAATTGTACTTGATGATTTCACGACTCTTAATGGTGCTCAAGTAGCATATATAGATAAAGTCAATAGAAAAAGTAGCGCAGGTAATCCATGGAAAAAATCTAAAAAATATTTCCTAGAATCTATAGCTCCTGATCATGGTATGTTGGATCCAGTTAAAATTAGTAATGAGGAGATTAATGATAGAATAGATCAAATTATACTTACTTACCAGAAAGGTGAAAGATGCAATCCTAATTTTTGTGCTCACCTGAAAGATGAACCAGTTACTTTTAAGAAAGCCAAAATAGGCAAGACTAGAGTATTTACAGGAGCACCATTTGATTGGTGTTTTGTAGTTAGAAAGTATCTATTATCATTCTGCAGATTGTTACAGAACAATCGTTTTGCTTTTGAAGCAGCTCCAGGAACTGTAGCTCAATCTCTTGAGTGGCAGGAGATATATCATCATATAACTAAACATGGTGAAGATAGAATTGTAGCTGGTGATTACAAAGCATATGATAAACGAATGAGTCCCAAAGAGATATTAGCTGCTTTTGATATAATTATTAGATTATGTGAATTGTCGGGAAATTATACAGATATGGACATTAAAGTTATAAGAGGCATAGCCGAGGATACCGCTTTTGCAATTGTTGATTATAATGGTGATTTAATTCAATTATATGGGTCTAATCCTTCGGGAAATCCTTTGACTGTGATTTTAAATAGTATAGTTAATTCTCTAAGAATGCGATATGTATACTTCATTCTTAATCCAAACCATGAGATTGGATCATTTACCGCTAATGTAGCGTTAATGACATATGGTGATGATAATATTATGTCTGTAAATAAGAGTATAGATTGGTTTAATCATACAAATATAGCAAATTGTTTTGAGGAGTTAGAAATAGTATACACTATGGCCGATAAGGAAGCTGAAAGTGTACCATTTATTAATATTTCAGATGCATCTTTTCTTAAAAGATCATGGAAATTTGATAAGGATATGAATTGTTTTTTAGGACCATTGGATCATGATTCAATAGAAAAAATGCTTATGGTTTGGGTTAAATCCAAAGCAGTCACAGAAGAACACCAGGGTATATCTGTGATACAAACCGCAATGCAAGAATATTTCTTTTATGGGAAAGATATATTTGAAGAGAAAAGAGAAATGTTATTAAAAGTAGTTAATAAACTAGCTTGGCAAGATTACATAAATGAAGATACATTTCCTACATATGGAGATCTCTGTTTAAGATATAAAAAAAGTTCAAGTAAGTGTTTTTCTTTTGAGCAAAATTTTGGTGTACAATCAGGTACATGTTTGTTTAATGAAGTACCAATGTTTGAAAATTTGATCAATATGAAATCTGAACATAACAATGGGACACCTTTTGATGACCCAACTGTAGTGAGAAAACTTATTTTTTATGTTGTAACTTTCTTTATCCTAAAATTTTATATAAATTTTTGTTTACTAGGATTCATCTTCGAAAGGTTAGTTATTTATTTTTCTAATAATGTTAGGAAAGTTCTCTATAAAAAAAAATTTAGTGTTAGGAAGATAGTTTTTGCTTATACTCTGTTGGAACTATTTACGATAATAGAGTATTGGATCGTTATAATTGTTATATTATACATGACAATTCAAATGAAGAGAAGTTTTTATTTATTTTTCAACTCCCAGAGATGGAAAGGTCAGTACATCTCGATATGAAATAATATCAAACTCACAAGAGTAGCTCTTGTGTCTATACGGAAAGCATTGTATAATAGTACGTTCTCACATAACAACGTAGTGAGAGTGCAATGTATGGGACTGATGACTGTAAGTCCACAATTTTGTGGTAAAGGTATAGGACAGTTAGACCATGACATTATTAGTTTTTTAACAATTTTACAGGCTGTTATTGCTATGCCTCAAAAAGCAATTAAAATTATATGTGACTCTCACTGTTGTAGTGATGAAGTTGATATTTATGTTCAATCTGGTTTAGAAACCGGAATTGATACAACACCAACTGATACTCCAGAGGATTCAGTTCAACAAAATGTATCTTTTATAGATGGTGAGAATGATGTAGTAAGTTCCATACCACATCCTATGGCGTATACCAAAGTGGATTGTTCACAAAATGTGGATTTAGGAGATTTTCTTCAGCGTCCAGTTCAAGTTTATTCTGACACTTGGCAAATAGGCACTCATTTGTCTGCAGCCACTAGTACATTTAGACCGTGGCATGACTTTTTCAATCATGCTTCAATTAAGAAGAAATTAGATAATTATTATATGGTAAGATGTAATTTGCATCTTAAATTTGTCATTAACGCATCTCCTTTTTATTATGGATCTTGTTTAGTAGCATATCAACCACTAACTGATTATACACCAGGTCTTATAGTGCCATCAACATCAGGTAGATTAGAAAATGTTCTATTGTCTCAACGACCACATATCTATTTATATCCCCAAAATTCTCAAGGAGGTGAAATGGTATTACCATTTTTGTATTATAAGAATTGGTTAGATGCTACGTCAGCATCAGATTTAGATGCCATGGGAGTTATAGATTTTAATAGTTTGACTGTTCTACGTAATGCTAATGGATTAACTACTGACACAATTAGTATAGTGGTATACGCTTGGGCCGAAGACTTAGAAGTAGCTGGACCTACTATTGCTCTGTCAGTACAATCAGGTAAACAGAAAGTAAAAAAGAAAGATGAATATTCTCATGAGGGTAGTATTTCTAAACCTGCTTCTGCAATAGCTAGAGCAGCTAATTCTTTAAGTAATATTCCAGTTATTGGACCCTTTGCAACTGCGACCTCATATGCTGCAGGAGCTATCGGTGACATTGCTTCATTATTTGGTTATACTGATGTTCCAGTTATAGATGATGTTCATGCATTTAGGTCGAAACCATATCCAAATTTGTGTAATACAGATATAGGCACACCTATTGAAAAATTAACATTAGATAATAAGAATGAATTATCTATCGATCCTAAAATAGCAGGTGTTGATGTAGAGGATGAATTAACTATCTCGTCTATTTGTCAAAGAGAATCTTATGGGTATTCAAGTACTTGGGCTTCCACTGATGCTATAGACACCAGTCTCTTATTTCTTAAAATAACACCACAATTACGTAGAACTGAAGGAGTTACTAATGCTACATTAATTTATAGTACACCTATGGATCATGTTGCTGAGATGTTTCAATTTTGGCGTGGTGATATTATTGTAAAACTTAAGTTTATATGCTCAGCTTATCATAGGGGCAGAGTTCGAGTTAATTGGGATCCTAAAGGTGCTGTAGGTGTATCAGGTGATTATACAACTGAAACTTATACTCGTGTAATTGATATCACACAAGAGACAGAAGTTGAAATTAGAATACCATACACTCAACCTACAGGCTATTTATCAACTACATCTTATACAGGATCTCAATTTGCAAAGTCTGGAACTTCAACATCTAGTCTTGGTGTTTATTATAATGGTACTTTGACTGTGAGAGTATTAAATGAACAAACTAGTCCTGTATCTAGTGCAGATATAGAGATGTTAGTTTTTGTTAGGGGAGCTGAAAATCTAGAATTTGCTGGTCCAAAAGATATCCTAAATACGTATTCACCTTACACTGTTCAAAGCGGTATGCAGTTTGATACCTCAGTTGATGAAACGAGTATAGGCTTGAAACCTTCGGTTGCTGATGAAAATATTAATTTAATTTATATGGGTGAACATTGTGTTTCTTTAAGACAATTAATGAGGAGATCAGTATTATATAAGCGATTGATTACTACTAACAATACCAGTACAGAATATTTTACTGATACGATTTTTAAAATTGGACGACAACCTATTTATCCAGGTTATGATTTCAATGGACTAGATACTGCTTTAGGGTTAACATCTGGTACACCATATGGATATAATTGGGTACCGTGGAATGCTGTAACATGGTTTTCAATGTGTTTTGTTGGATCGCGAGGTTCATATCATTATACACTTAATCCTGCATATTCTGTAAATGTGAGCGATGTACGAATAGCTCGATTGCCAAATTCTAGAACAACTTATATGGCATCATCAGTTTTTCTGCCAGTTACTGATAGAGATGATTTTGTTCGTGAAACAGTAACCGATTCAGCTGGATTGTCAGGGTTAGTTTTAACAAATCAAAGATCTCAAGCTGGCCATATGATATCAGCTCCTATGTATAGTAGGTATAAATTTCAGAATAATAGTACTGCGTTACGGACGGATGGATCATCAATTGACGATACCAATATAGATTCTTTAGAAATTTCAGCTATTTATAATAGTCAAGCGGGTCAAAATTCTAAATTTTTTTATGCTGACTTGTATATGTCATCAGGAACTGATTTTAGTTTAATTTTCTTTCTGAATGTTCCTACTTTATATTTATATGATAGTTTACCGCTTGCATCTTAGTCGACAGACTTTAAAATGTACTAGAGATAGTATAAATCTAATCTAAAACTCGATGGTCGATGTCGAGTCTTATATCTTTATATAAGTTTTAAACCGGGAACGGTATTGATAAATGCTAAGCTCAAGAGGCTTTGCGTCCTTCTACTTTTTTTGTAGCTATTGTCAATACCGCTCTTACCGGTTTTTGGCAATTGTGAAATTTTTTAACACAGTTGGACGTCGACGTTTTTCAATTTGGTTCTCGATTTTAG